TCCAGTTGTCTATAAGATTAATAGTATTAATCTTAAAGATGGTCTTTATCGTGGTATTGCTAACGCAAATACCATCGCTGGACATTGTGGGAGTCCCTTGATTGGTTTATCCCACAGGGGCCCCATATTGTTAGGCTTCCATCAGAGAGGAGGGACGTCTTGTATGGTTGGTTCTATCCCGATTTCAAAGAGCGATTTTGAACCGTGTATTGATCCTGGTTCTATCAAAATAGGAAGAGATGGGAATGGTTCGTTAGATGATCTTCATTATAAGAGTGTTTTTCGCTATATTGATGAAGGTTCATGTGACATTATAGGATCTGTGCCTGGTTTTCGGAGAAAACCCTCTTCTTTGGTTTCACGGACCCCTGCTTGTGATATTTTGGAGGAGAGAGGTTTCGTTGTCAAGCACGGCCCTCCTGTTATGTCTGGTTACGAACCTTGGAGACGTCATGCACTGGTTGCTACCGCGCAACGCCCTCCTATTAGCACCGTCATTGTAGATGAAGTTAGGAGAGAATATGTTAAATGGATTATTGCGAACATTCCGCATGATGTACATTTTGATGTTCTCACCTTAGATGAAGCGCTAAATGGGATAGCTGGTGAGAAGTATATTGATTCTGTCAATAAGAGTACTTCTGCTGGTTATCCTTGGAATAAATCCAAGAGGCTCTTGGTTGAGAGCCAGCATGGTGTTGATGCTCCCGTGGAAGAGGTTAGGGAGCGTGTTAATGAGATACTATTAGAGTATCTTAACAGTACGCGCTTCAATCCCATTTTCACGGGAGCTTTGAAAGATGAACCGCGTAAATTTGGAAAGATTGCAGATAAGAACACGAGGGTGTTTATGGGCTCGCCTTTTGACCACATGTTGGTGTGTCGAATGTACTTGATGTCTTTTGTACAATTGGTACAATTGAATAGATATGTGTTCGAAGCTGCTCCTGGACTGGAGTGTCAGTCCATAGAGTGGCATAAATTGCGAGAGCACCTGTGTGTTTTTGGAGAACATAAGATTGTTGCTGGAGATTTTGGTGATTATGATATGACAATCCCCACAGAGATCCTCTTGTCCGCTTTTGATGTCATAATAGATGTTCATAAGCACTTCAATGTTTCTGAAGAACACCTACGGGTGCTGGAATGTATCAAGTATGATACGATTTTCGCTAATGTCCAATATAATGGAGATTTAATCTCTTTATTGGGTGCGAATCCATCGGGTCAAATATTGACTGCGCTATTGAATAGTATAGCCAATAGCTTGATACAGAGGTATTGTTATCTGGTTTTAAACCCAGATAAGGAGTGTGGAACGTTCCGCCAAAATGTTGCCCCCATGAATTATGGGGATGACAATATTTTTGGTGTTAGTGATAACGTTCCTTGGTATAACCATTGCTCTTTGACTGATGCATTAAAAGAC